GGCTGGGCTCCTTGAAAACTGCGCTCTACCCTACCACCCTCGCTTGGCCAGGCAAGCGCTCAGCGCGCCAATGCCCGAATGTAATCCTGGCAGGCGCGCAGGGCGATCAGTCCCCGGTCTCCGGTGTCGGTGATGGCGATAATGCGTCGAGCATCCGCTGGGTCAAGTCGGGCGCGTACGGGGCCATGATCCACGCCGCTGGCGCTGGAGGGGGCAGGCACTGCGGGGCAGTTGGCGCCCTGTTCGACCAAGACTGACAACCGCAGGTCAGCAGTAGCCAGGCGGTCACGCAGGCGAGCTTGAGTCTGTTGGGCATGGGCGAGCTCCTGGAAATGTCGTGTTTCACTGCCTTGCAGGCGTTGTTCGAGTTGCTGGCGTCCCTCGCGCTCGGCGAGCAGCGCTCGCGCTGCTTCCTCTGCACGCGCCTGGGCCTCATGGGCTTGAGCCTCGGCCTGCTGCGCGAACAGCCGGCCGTAGCGCCAGGCCTGGACCTGCCAGGTCAATGCCGAAGACAACAGCACGAGCACCAGACACAGCCCCAGCCATAGGCGGCTCAACACAGCACCTCCCGCGCCCGTGCCCACAAGGCCAGACGATCTTCCAGCCCATTGAGCCCACCATTGATGTGACGGGTGATGCGATTGAACTCACCCCGGTCCGCCAGCGCATTGAGCCCGCGTGAATGCCAGAACCACGCCGCCGATTCACAGGCCCAGCGGGGTTGTTCAAGCATCTGCGGCTGCGCCAGCAGGCGTTCGTCACCAAACAGCGCCCGACTGCAGGCCTGATAGTTATTGCGACCGGTCACCTGGATCAGGCCACGGCCGCGATAGAGCTGACCATCACCATCAGCCTCGGGGGTATTGCCTAGTCGCTGGGCCAGGCTGCCCGTGTCATAACGCGAGAGGTAACGATCATTGCCCAGCTCCTTGAGGTAGCGCAGTTGGCCAGATTCATGGCCGACCTGGGCGAGAAACGCTGCGACGCGTTTGGGATTGTCGATTTCCCAGCGCGGCAGGGTGGTGTTCAGGGCTGGCAAAAACACGTCCGCGACAGGGCGGGCATTGGGGAAGATCGCGAGTAGTTGGTCTTCCGTAAGCATGGATATCTCCTTGATCACGCAGGATTCGGACACAAAAAAGCCCGGTGCGAACCCGGGCTTTATCGAGCCGATCGACATTATTTAAAAAGTGCCCGACGATGTTTCCAGGCGACTCTAAGTGCCACGAAAAATGGCGCAAAAGATACAAGCGCCAAAAGCACGACATTTCGCCAGATCGACTCATTGTTCCACTCGATTATTTGTCGATTGAAATCATCATCGAAAACAACCAGCCCTTCTTGAGTCGCCAGTTCACGTAGTACAATATCTGGCTCGCCGACTTCCACGGTCAGAAGTACCTTAGAACCAATCCGTAAGCCTGTCTGCTGGTAGATCGCCTGGTTGACATACACTGCCTTGACGTGTTTTGCCCCGTTCAACCTGAAAGTGATCCCCAGTGTTACGATAGCCGGATCATGCTCCCAAGATGAGGCATGGCCGTTAACACGCCCCTCTAAGTTCACAAGCCTAGTTACATCAACCGGTGCATACACTCGCAGCTGCGAGTAGTAGAGCGCAGCAAAAGACCAAAGTCCTACCGCAATAATAAAAAGATTGAAAACCTGTTATCTTGGGAGCATAGACGTTCATCAACATTGCCTATACACACTCCGTGAAGACTGCGGACTTCCATGAGTTGACATCGACTTACCAACAGGGAGACGGAGAGAGCGACAAATCATGGGCGCTAAATAAAGCCACCCAACCTCCCCACTCACCCAATGGAGATTTTATATATCGGCTTGCCCCATAACTATCACCTCCTGCCGCACGAAACTCCACCAGACCCAAGAGCTGGTCAGCTAACTTGCATTATTGAAAAAGCGTCCTGCGACTTCTCCAAGCAATTCGAAGTGCCACGAACAAAGGGAGTACTGCCACTAATATCAACAGACCGGCATTCCGCCAGACCGATTCATTGTTGCGCTCGATGATCCGCCGATGTAACTCATCATTGAACACAACACGTCCCTCTTGAGTTGTTAGCTCCCGCACCTCACTGTCTTGCCCCGAGGGCTCTACAGCCAAATGCACCCGGCTACCTACTTGTAACCCCGATTGCTGGTAGACCGATAAGTCAGCATACACAGGCTTAATATATTTTTTACCATGCACACTGTAAGCAACACCAAACTGGACCACGGTTCGGTCATATGCCCAACTTTGTCCCTCACCATGGATCCGGCCCTCTACAAAAAGCAGACGGGTCAAAACAGGTAATGTATATGTCCGCAGCGTACTGTAATACAGTGCAGCGGACGCCAGCAGCACGATTGCAACCAGCAAGACATTAAAAATCTGTAGTTTAGGCGAGACCGCTTTAAGCAGTTCGCGAAACAAAATAATTGAAGACACTTTATGAGAATACCGACTTCTAAATTACCGAGAGGCCGCGGGACTGACTATTTCAATAGGACCAATATCGATTCGCCAATCAGGAAATTCGGAAAGGGGATAAATAATTGGAGGTGGATAGCCTCTGTCTTCATCACCTACCCAAAGCCCCCAGTAGCGTTCAGGCTTACCTTCCACCAAGACAATGGATCTCGCCGAACGGCCCTCTCTACTCACTTCAGCACGGGCCGCAAAATGGATACCAAGGTGCGCGAGAGATACCCGTTTAAAATTTGGCGCCACCCAATAACTAGGGAAGCTCTCCTTCAGGCTCGCTCGAAGGTAGTTTTCCCACAACGTCTTAGTGAAGGCCACATGCAACAATTTCGCGGCATCTGACATGACGATGCTTACCATACTCGTCCCCACACCAATCGCAACGAAGGGTAGAGATATTTTTACCGCCCCAGCCAGCAAATCAAGCTACCCACAATCCCAGCCACATTCCCAACAATACTGAGAACATCACCGGGATTAACATTACCATGCCTCCGGTATTGAGCCGTTATCTTGAGGAATACTGTCGTTGCTGCAAACGTATTCATCTTGATATTCAGAAATGGCGTAAATCCAGCCGTCAACCTAACAATCGAAGTCACATTGGCCACCGCAGCCCCCGTCTGCGCGCTCTGGTTCACCAAGGCGAAGCCCGTCTTATCACTATTGTACTGATCAACCAACGACGCTCCTGCCGCCGCCGCGCCGACCGGTTTGTCGACATAACCCAAGATAATTTCAATCGTCCTAGCCATGCGGTACTACACCTCGGTCAACGTTTGAACGTCGAGGAGCAGCCGATTGGGCTATACAGTTTTTCGCAACTTACTGTTCCACTCATTACCAGATCCCCGTCATCCTCTGTATTGGACGACGGACAATAAAGGGGCATTGAAAACCAAGGCGCGGGGAAATACGCCCCCTGCACTTATCTACTCGCTACTGACTCATCACGCCGGTTCGCTTGGACATTCCTCCTTTTGCCTTTGCTTTCCCCCCATTACCGCCATTGCATTGCACGGTGGTACGCCAGCCCGACAGGGTGAACACCTGCTCGACCGATTCGACCAGATAGTCCCCGTCCAGGCCATGAAGAAACCCTTGCAGATTGATACGTCGCTCGGCGAAGAGGTCGGTACGCCCTGGCATGTCCAGGCGCACGCTGGCGGTGTCGCGATTGAAGCTGGCCAGGCGGGCCCTGGCCGCTTGTTCAGCGGCAGCGCGGTTGGGGTAGAGATGGCGATCGGTGTACACAGGTTGCAGGCCGTCCGGCGCATCGCCATTGGCGAGCTCGACCGTCTTGAGTTCACCGCTGGCAGGATCTTGGTGGCGGGCGCGTACCGCTTTGTGCGTGGTTTTATCGCCCAGGCGAAACTGCCACTGGCTGACATCGGCGCGGGCAATGCTTACCACACCGAGGGCCTTGCCGCTGGCGCTCTGCCCTCCCTGGCGCGGCAGTACCAACAGCTGGCCATTGGCAAGCTTTGCAGTGCAGTCGTGCAGCCGTGCCAGGCGGGTGATGAAATTGAAATCGGACTCGCTGTACTGATCGACCCGCGGCACGTGCAGCGTCACGGGGCACACCGCCTGCCAGCCATTGCGGGCAGCGATATCGGCAACGATGCGCTGCAGGGTGACCTGCTCCCAACTGCCGCTGCGTATAGTCTTGCCGCTGCCACGCAGGTCGCTGGCCTTGCCTCGGATCACCAGGGTATCCGGCGGGCCGGTCAGCTCGATCTCATCGACGGTGTAGCGCCCCAGCAGGTTCAATGTCTGTCCGGCATAGCCCAGGTGCACCTCGAGCACGGCGCCCCGGGACGGCAGTGCGACAGCGCCGTCACGGGCATCGATGCGCAACTCGAACTCGTCCGACTCAAGGGCAGGCTTGTCCGTGGTGCGCAGTGAGAGCAGGCGGTCGTTGATCAGCAGGGTAACGTCGTGTCCGTCGGCGGTAATGCGAAATTGCGGTTGCATGTCAGGCTCCTTGGAAGGAACCGTTGCCCGGCCCGGTCGAAACCGGCCACGCATCAGTCCCACAGTTGCAGGGTGTCGCTCGCCACCGCGGGCAGCTCCGGCAGTCGAATCCTCACGCCTGCGCGAAACGGCTGAGGCTCATCCGCCAGTCCTTGGTTGGCATCCAGCACCGCCTCGACGGAGCCCACAAGGTGCCCGTAGTAGTGCTGGCAGAGCGTGTCGAGCAGATCGCCCTCAGAGGTTGCGCAGGTCTTGGCCATAGCTCACGAACTCCAGTGAAAACCCTTGTTTGCGCGGAATGCCGCCAGCCAACAGTTGGCTCTGCTCCTCTTCGATGCTGGTCAGGCACCAAGTGCCGAGCACCTCGCCGTAGCCCGTGGTCAAGGACAGGGGCAACAGTTGACGGCCGATGCTGCGCAGCGCCTGCAACTGGCCGATACCGCCCTTGAAGCCGGGGTAGATGGCCCCGCGGATGTAGATGTGCTCCTCGCCCAGGCTGACAGCCTGTTGCGCGTTGTCGCGGCTCAGGCGCTCTTGCCCGACCCAGCGATAGCGCGTCTGGCGACGCAACTGATCGAAGGCAGCGGTATCGAGGTTGAAGTAATAGGGCGCAGCGCCTGGCTTCAACGGTTGCAGAACCAACAGGTGGGGGAACGGCTTGACCGCTTCGGCGGCGGGCGTTCCCTCGGGCGCGAAGCCCAGAGTCGACAGCACGCCCTCCACCGTCGAACTCACCGCCCCGACGACACGACGGATTGCCGCGCCGGCTTTGGCCGCATGGCCGGCAAAACTGTCGATGCGCTCCCGTACCTGCCGCACCATTGCCACCGCCTGGTCATATTTGGCCACGACCTTGGCCACCTGATCCTGGGCCCGGTTGATCGCGCCCAGGGTGCGCTGGAGTTTGGCCCCAATGATCGGGCCAACCACCGGCAACGCCTCCAGGTCGGAGACGGCGCCCTGGATATGATCGATCGCCTCGGCCATCGGATCGAGCATGGCATCGGCACGCCGACGCCCTGCCTCTCCCGCCTTGACCAGGGCGTGCAGCGTGGCTTGCAGCTGCTCCAGATAGGTCATGGATAGTCCTCAAAGTGCGATATGTGGGGTATCTGCCAATTGCGCCGAGCGGGCTTGGCGCATCAGCTCTTCCAGCTGACGCCGGGCGATCATCTCCAGTTGCTGGAGGACCGAAGGATCATCCAGGCTGTTGTTGAAAGTGACCGGCATGTTGGATGTGAAGGTGAATTGCTGGTTGATGGTGGTAGGAGGAGTCGGTTGCGTCGGCGACGCAGCGGGTGATGCGGGCAACGTTGGCGGCGCAGAGGCAGTATCCAGTACTCGCGCCGCCTCGCTCACGGCAGGTTTGCCAGCCGCTTCGTCCTTGTTCGAGGCCAGCGTCCTGCCCAGCCAGCCACCGATACCCTCTCCACCCATGCTGCCCAACACGCCTCCGATCAAGCCGCCGATCGCGGTCCCGATCACCGGTACTACCGAACCGATAGCCGCACCGGCGGCTGCACCGGCAAGGCCACCACCCAGACCACCGACAGCGCTGCCATAGCCTTCGAGCTTCTGCTCCTGGGTGGCGTCGCTGTTGAAGGTTTCGGCAAGTTGCAGGCCGGTGTCGAGCAACGCAACGCCTGGCACTCGTCTGAACGCCCGTCGGGCCAAGGAAGCGCCGGCACTGCCAGGACTGGCCTTGCCTGCAAGGCCGGTGAACGCGGTGCTGCCTAGGGCGAAAGCAGGCTTCTGGGCAGCCCTTTGCAGGAGGACTGTAGAAGCAGGCTCCTGCGCCTCGGAAAACGCAGGCTCGGGCGCTGCTTCATCCACTTCCTCTTCTTCCTCGCTTTCATCCGACGCCCATTCATCAACGACTTGGTGTGCATGGCCCGAGGCTGAACGGCTTATGGCACTACCGGGGGCTGTTATGGCGGACGGATCGTTGGCAGCCGGCGTGCCGGAGAACACCCCATGTACCGTCTTGCCGAGGAAGCCGCCGATGCCTTCGCCGATCAATTCGCCGATCTCACCGCCGTACTGCTGGATCCGCTTGTTCTTGGTCAGGCCTCCCAACAGCTGCGTGCCGAGGTTCCCCATCGCACCGCCAAGCGCGGATCCGACTGCTTCAGCTTGGTCTTCGCCGCTGTCCTCAAGCAGGGCCAAGCCCAAGTTACCGATCAGCTTGGCGCCAGCTTTGCCAGCGCTCTCCCGCAGACCGCCAGCGAGTCTATTGCGCCGCTTACGTGGCAGACGCGAGTAAGCTTTATGGGCTTTGCGTCCGGCCATCGCGACCGCTGCGGTACCAACGAGGGCACCGCCTATGACCAATCCCCTGTTGATGCCTTCCCGGCTGCTTGTCTGCGGCCCCTGAGAAAACGCCCCTTGTTCCGCGGGTTGCTGCGATAAGGCCGGTGACGCCTGCACTGCGCTGTCGTCAGGCATCTCGTTGGCGCCCGCCGTGTCAGAAAACCAGCCTTGGAATGTCTTGCCGATAAAGCCGCCGACACCCTCGCCTATCAGCTCACCGATCTCACCGCCATGCATTTGGATCTGCTTGTTCTTGGTCAAGCCACCCAGTAGTTGCGCGCCCATGTTTCCGAGCGCACCGCCGAGAGCTGCACCCACCGCCTCGGCCTGGTCCTGGCCACTGTCCTCCAACGTCGCCAACCCCAGTTTGCTGACCAGCTTGGCGCCCGCCTTGCCAGCGCTCTGCCGAACGCCACGGGTGATCTCACGGCGCCTTTTAAGTGATTGGCGCTTATACATCCTGTGCGCAGCACGCCCAAGCGCAGCAGCGGCAACGCCTGCGCCGACGGTGGCCGTGCCGATCATGCCGGCCTTGACTACCGTCAGACCACTGTTCGCCGACTCCAGAGGGATGAATCCCTGTTCCGAGCTACGCGGCTCAGGCGAATCACTGCCCATAGGCCGCTGTACAGGCTTCATCACGACGCTCTGGCGCGGCGCCTGCGTGGAGCCAATCTCGCTTGCAGACAGGCAAAGCTTGCGCAGGCGCTCGATCTCATCGGCCAGGCGCCGCACCTGGTCGACCTGCGCCTTCAAGGCCCATGTCTGATCGCTGGCCAGCCGTCTTTGGGCCTGTGCCGTCTTGTCGACCTCCAACCCCAGACGGCTGATCTCGCTGATGTACGGCTCGACTTGCATGCCCTCAAGCGGCATGCGCAAGCGTTCGAATTGAGCGCGCAACGTATTGAAGGTACTGCCCAGTGCCCGATCGCTGGTGACGCCGACGGTGAGCACCGATGTGTTCTCCATAGGTTCCTCCTGATCACTCCGCCAGCCACCAGACCATGTCGCTGTACGACATGGTCATGATTTCGCTCGCGGAAAAGTTCAGCTCCTTGGCCAGCCGCCGGGCGGCGGCCTTCTGCCGGGCAGGGTCAAAGCTCGTCGTCCTGCACCAGGCGAAAGTAGCCGCTCTGAAGGCGGCTGTAGTCCTTCAGGGCCAGGCCTTCCAGATCCTTGACACCGACTTCGGCGAGGGAGGCGAACAAGTTCAGTTCGCGCTGCTCGTCGTCATGGGCGCCGCCTGCCTGGGCGTTACGGATGTCGCGCACCGTCGGGGCGCGCATCGACAGGCTGTCGACCTGCACGCCATTGGCCTCACTGGGGCGCGAAAGCCGCACGGTCACGCGGTCGGCACTGAGGGTCAGCCATTGCGGAAGCTTTTTCGCTTGAGCCATCGTCAGGCCTCCTTACAAGCCAAGGGCCGCGCGCTGGGCGGCCAGTTGATCGACACCGTTGATCACGCGCTTCATGCCCAGGGCGTCGATCTCGTAGACCGGGCGGCCATCGACTTCGAGCTTGTAGAAGGTCACGGCGATGCTGTGCTTGATCTCGGCTTTTTCAGCGGATTTCCAATCGCCCATCTCGACCTCCTTGAGCGCACCACGCAGAGTGACGACCACTGGGGTGATCTTGCCCTTCAGGCCCTTGAAGGCCCCGCGGAAAGTACCGTTGAAGGCGCTGGCATCGGCCAGGCCGAAGAACTTCAGCGCCTCGCGACGCACGCCGGTGGTGCTGAAGGCCGCTTCGAGTTTTTCCATGCCCAGGTCCATCTCGACCGGCATGTCCATGCCGCCTGGGCGGTGCTCCTCCATTTTCAGGGTGAGCTTGGGCAAGGTCAGGCTGGGGACATCGCCCTGGAAGCTGACGCCATCGACGAACAGGTTCAGGTTGGCCAGGGTTTCGGGAATCATTGCCATGTAATGCGCTCCTTAAGCAGCGGAATCGAGAACTTCGGTCAGCCACTGGTTGGTGACTTCGACGCGGAAGTTGGGGTTTTCGGCGGGCGGGACGTCGGTGAAGCGGATGTTCCAATACACCTTGCCCTGCTCCAGCTGGCTGGCGGTGTTCAGCTCGGGGTCGGCATAGACCTCGAAGTTGATGATCGCGCCTTGGTTCTTCAGGTCGCGCATGAAGGCCTGCAGGCCTTCGGTGACGTCCTTGACGTAGGTGGCGGTGATGGCACGATCGACGGCCCATTTGTGGCCGTACAGAATCGCGTCCATGACGATGTCCAGGGTCCGCACGCGGGTGACGAAGGCCCATTTCGGGTCGCTCGACAGCGTACGGTTGCCCCACAGACGGAAGCCGTCGTCGCGGATGATGGTGGCGACGTTGGCGTTGTTCAGCAGGTTGGCGCGGCAGCTGTCGTCGCCATCGAGGAACTCCACCGGGCGACCGGTGCCGGTGATGCCGACGAACTCCTTGTTCGAAGGCGAGGCCCAGAAGCCGTATTCGTTGTCGGTCCAGGCGAACAGGCCGGCGACCCAGGCCGAGCCCGGCGCGTCGACGGTGGCTTCGCTGTCGTTGTCCCAGTAACGCACGCCTGGGTCGACCATGAAGGCCCGCTTGGCGCCAAAGTTGCCGGCGTAGGCGATGGCCGCCTCGTCAGTGGTATTGGGGCCGTCGATGATGGCGATGCCGCGCAGCTTGTCGGCCAATGCCACCAGGGCCGTGCCGACTGCATCGGTGGCGCTGTGCTTGGGCGCCACCAGCAGGCGTGGCTGGGCATTGAAGCGGCTCTTGCCATCGAGCAATGCCTGAAGGCCGGTACGCTTGCCGTCGTTCTGGACAGTGCCGATGATGGCGGCGGTCTGCTCGGCAGCGTCTTCGACCTTGGCCACGCCGCAGGCGACGATCACCGCCTTGGCGCGGGTATAGACGGCGCGGCAGGCCTTGGTGATCGCCGCGTCCTTGCCGAATGCCGCGACCGCTTCGCGCTCGCTGGTGATCAGTACCAAGTCGTTGGCCTTGGCGGTGACACCCGGGCCTTCAGTGAAGGTGTCGACCAAGCCGATGATCGAAGACGACGGCAGCGCGATGCTGCGTGCGCCGGTGTCGACGTTGGTCACGGTGACGCCGTGGAAGAATCCAGTCATAGGTATTTTCTCCATTTAGATAAAGAAAAGGCCTTGCGTGGTGGCAAGGCCTTCAGGGTTGCGGGAGCATGGCGCCGAGGGTTTCATCAGGGCTGCTCGGCGCGAGTTTGGTCAGGGCTCGTCGGCCATTTGAAAGACAAGGGATAACCTGGTTGCTGGCTCACTCGGCTGAGGTCGATCCGATAGCGCTTCCAGGCCAGCAGAGTGGCCTGCTCTTCTTCGGACGCCTCACCGATATCTGCGGCGTCTTCCAGCGGCATGATGCGCACGGCAGCTTCGCTGAGCTTTCTGTCACACAACGCGATCGCTTCAGCCATAGCTTTGTCGTATTGGGCCTCAGCATCCGCGACCCACTGGCTTCCGTTCCAGATATGGAAAGGACCTGGATATGGCAAACGAGTCAATTCAGCCGGCAGAGGTCCTAACGTGAGATGATCGCGAGCCTCGCCGGTAGCAGTCAGATAAACCGTGCCACGGTTGTCTTCGACCAGCTCCCAGGCTTCGAGGAACTGGTTACGTACAATTGCGTAACCAGTACGTTGTTCTGGAAGCGCGTCGGTATAAGCGAAAGCCGGTATGAGCCATTTCCCTTCCTCGAGTGGGCTCGGATCGGCAAATCCGTTACCGATATACTCCAGCGTGTCCGGGTGAACATAGTAGATCGTAGGGGCGTCCATTGTTGCCTCGTCAGTATTTGATGCATGCGAGCAATGCCATGTTGCGCGGGCGCGCTTCGTTGCCGCCGTTCGCGGCAATCGTAACGACGTGCGTGTGATCGCCAGCAGCTGCGGCAGTACCGGAGATCGAATGAGTGTGGGCACCGGCAGCGTGGGTAGGGGCCGTGGTGCCATTGAGCAAATTCGCGGTGGTGAAGTTGGGTGAACCACCACCTACGTCGTTGTTCTGAGCACGAGGTGCAGTGTGGGTGTGCTCACCCGCAGTCAGCGCTGTACCGCTGATGGTGTGCGTATGAGCGCCAGCAGCGGCAGCAGAACCAGTATGGGTGTGGCTGAGGTTCTGCCCGGCTTGTATCGAGCCCAGGACCCGGCTGGGATCCATGCCACGACCATCATCCAGGCCACGGATAAACTCGCCACGCAAATCCGGTACGTTGAAGGTGGTACTACCATCGCCGCCCCCGAATGTCGTACCAATCTGGGCGAACAGGCCGGCATAGGCGACGCGTCCTACTGCTGCACCGTTCGCCTTGATGTAGCCCACCGGGGGTGTCGATCTGGCGACATAGATGATACTGCCAGGAGGTACGCCGTTATCGAGTCTCGCCCAAGCGGTCCACTGGCTTCCATAGAAGCTCCGCGCATAAACCGCATTCCCGCCGTTGTACTGAATCGCCAATTGCGCACGATTCGATGTAGCAGCAACTGCGACATAGAACGTCGTCGTGATGTGCCAGAAATAGGTCGGGTCCGGGGTGTTCGCATGGTTCGAGAGAATTACATGGTCGGCTGCAAGATTGGGGTCCTGGCCCGTGGATCCTTGGGCAAGACCATAGGCTGCATTCAAGGCAGCGGCCAGGCCCGAAATTTCAGCGATGGAATGACCATGCGATGCCTGCGCCGCACCTAAGGTGGCACGAGCCGCTGCGGCATCACCATCATCCAACAACGAACGGATGAACGCCGACAATGGCGTCGTCGCGAACTGGTCGGTGGCCGTGCTGTAGATCAACTGGTTCGCCGACGTGTTAACACCTGCCAACGCCGTCAAGGTCGCATCTAGTGGCTGCTTGCCCGCCAGCGCATTGGTCATGGTGGTGGCAAAGTTCGGGTCGTTGGCCAATGCTCCGGCCAGTTCCTTTAATGTATCGAGTGTCCCGGGTGCCGAATCGACAAGACCCGCAATTGCCCCCTGGACAAAGGCGGTCGTCGCCAGTTGCTGGGTATTTGTGCCCTTCACCGCAGTCGGGGCGGTAGGCGTTCCACGAAAGATCGGTGAATCGGTGAGACTCAGCTCGGCCCACGTCGACCAGTTACCTGAATAACACGAACGGCTGTACACGCGCCCATTGTTGTAGGTGATGTAGAGTTGCGTGCAGATAGTTGCGGAAGCGGCCTGCACCAATAAAGTACCCGCCACCGGCTCCGGGTAATTGAGGATTAGAGTGGCTTGGGCATTGGCTGTCTGTCCGTAAGAACCCGGCTTCGTCACACTGTTAAGATTGGTTCCGCTGGGTAGATTGCTACCGCTGATGCCACCCTCACCCCAACCAAACGCACCCAATAGCTGTCGAGCAAACTGAGTTGTGGCAATGCTCGTATCGTTACTGTTGATCGCCGGCGTGGGTGATTTCGGCGTGCCGCTCAGAGTCGGAGAAGCGAGATCGGCCTTGAGGTCCAGCGCCGTGTCAACTTGAGCCTTGGTGTAAACGTCGGTCAGGCCATAGCCTGCAACCGTGGTGGGGTTGGTAGCCGCTGCCACTCGGCCATATTTGTCCACGGAGACGCTACGATAGGTGCCCGCGAGAATTCCGGTACGGCCAAACGCCATTTCGAAGACCAACGCTGTCACGCCCAGCGAGATCACACCATCGGTGACCAGCTGCCATGCACTGTCACCGTTGACTGTCCCCTGCTCGACATGCACCAGAAGCCCTGGCGTAACCTTGGCGGACGTATTGGCATCTATGCAACGCGTCCAGGCGCCAGTAGCCATTTCATAAAGGCCGTTATCCTTCGCTTGCGCCTGGTTCTTCACCAGTACCCGCGCTCCTGCCACCAGCGTCACACCATCGATGGGTTGAACGCCACTGAGCGAGATATTCGCGGTGGTCGCCGCCTGCACTGAGTGTTTGAAGTCCTGCCTCGCAAGTTCCTCGGTCACCCACTCACGAGTGGCAAGCACCACGCTGGGGTCGATCTTCAACTGCACATTGGCAGCGCTACTGACTACAAGGTTCATGCGCACCACCTGGGTTCGCCCCGAGCCTTGGCTCAACAATGGCTTGAAGGTGGGCGCACAATTGGCCACGGCAATCATGTCGCCGTCTGCGTCGTAAAGTGCGATCTCACGAATCCAACGGCCGCCAACATCTGCCGGAATGACTTGTTCAGCAACAATGATGGCGCTGTTCTTATCATCCACTTTCAGCTGGTTCAGCGGAGCCCGACGCCACTCGTTGATTAACTTGGTCTGACTGGCGCTGGGAGTCGGGTCCGCCCCGTTGGCGTCACCGACTCCCATCTGAGTGATTTTCCATGGGATACCCAAGGCATCCGCATTTGCCTGTTTCGCTGCGCCCACATTGGTGAGAATCGCGTAGAACTGTGAATTCTGGTCAACCATGTGCAATATCCAAGGTATCGATTGTATGTTCACGGCCGCCGCGGCTGATCAGGCCGACGACCTCAAGATCGCGCTCTGCCAGCGGGTAGATGTCCAGTTCATCGCCGTCCTGGCATGCGCAGCCAAAATGGAACTCGCCACGGCTTTCAAGGCTGATGGTCAAGCCGGTCAGGTGGCGGCTGACAGGCCTGGCGTCGTCGATCAATGACGACAGCTGCTCATAGGTGTCTTCGTCGATGCCGGCATCGGACACTCCGATCATCAGGGCAAACGTACCGGGGACCTCCGGCGGCTCGGACTTCCACCATTCCTTGACCTCGATCAGATAACCGAATGGCTCGACCACCCTGCGCAACGCGCCGAGGGTGCCTTTGTGGGCATGGACGAAAAAAGCCGAGCGGATCACCGCACGCTTGATGGTGTCGCTCCAGCCGTCATCCCAGCGGTCTACCGACCAGGTCCAGGCCAGTTGATAAAGCAGGTGTGATGGACAGTTATCCGGGCTATAGAGCAGACGAAGATCGACACTCAGGTCTTCCTCGCCGGCCCGCTCGATGGCCCGTTCCAGAGGTGTTTGATTAAGGGGAAGCAGACTTGGCATGTCAGGCTCCCCGCTTCACATCGATTCCCGTGCACCAAGCCGCCTGGGCTTTGGTCGGGCGCAAATCAATCCATCCGCCCAACTCCACCCGGCTGACACCGTCGATATGCAACTGGGCATCGATGCCGGAACGTGCCACCTCCAGGCCCAAGCGACGACGCGGATTGACCCAGGCATTCAGGCGGCGCTTGCACTCGGCCAGAACGGCCTCAGATTCCGGCCCCTTGTCGGTCATGTAGACCACCGCATCGATGCGATACGGCAGCACCTGTGCACTGCGCACGTTGACCCTATCGGCCACCGGGCGGATGTCGTCGTCGTTGAGATACACCCTGACCTGCTCCAGCAGTTCAGCGCTGGCCACGCCGTCACCCTCAAGGCTCAGCACGGTGACATCTACCACCGCTGGAGACGGACTTTCAGCGGTCGCGTCAGCGACCAGCCCCGAAGCGTTGCGGGCATGCAAGATGTAGCTGTTGCGCGGGCCGGCGGTGGTCAGACCTTCGTAGACCAGTTGCACCCGCTCGCGCAGGGCGTCGTCGGCTTCCAACACCTGCGCCAGCGGTGGAACCGCCTGCAGGTCCTCGGCCTGGACCACCAGGCGCTGGAGATTGACGTTGGCCGCCAGTTGGTCGAGGTCGCTCCCTTGAGCGTAGGCCAGCAGCAGCGCCTTGGCCGCGTCGTTGATACGGGCGCGGTTGAGCAGCTTGCGGTAGGCCCCGACCTCCAGCAGCTTGGTTACCGGATCGCTTTCCAACTGGGCGGTCCAGCCGTCGCCCATCTGGGCGCGGAAGGTCTCCAGGTCGGCTTGGTACAGCGCCTCGTAGTCAAGGTCTTCGAGCAACTGAGGCGCAGGGAGTTTCGACAAGTCCACCTGGCTCATATGCTGACCTCCACCAGGGCGTCATCGCCCAGGTAACGGCCGCTGAGGGCGAGGTTGACCTGGCCGTCGAGCACCGACAGCACACGCACCCGCTCAAGCTTCAGACGCGGCTCCCAACGCCCCAAGGCGCGGGCGACTTCCGCTTGCACGGCGCTCTTCCAGCCGTCGTTGACGGGCAAGTCGACGTAGCGACGCAACTGGCTACCGTACTCGGGGCGCATGCGCCGGCTGCCTTGCGGGGTGGAAAGGATGTCCTCGATGGACTGACGAAGGTGGGCGATGCCGGCCAAAGGTTGGCCGGTGCGGCGGTCCATGCCGATCATGGTGCGCCTCCTGTTGCAAGGTGCGAGGTCCGTTGGTGGAATCGCATTTAAGAGTCTCTCCTGGTTAAGGCCTGCACCTGTTCGCGGCTAAACCCGCGATACAGACGCCACGGAGCAGGAAACCTGCTTGTCAGCGCCGGCATTTCCGATGCAGGGGGGCCTCAATCAATGCTTGTGGTTAGCGGTGTTGCCAGCGGTGTCGATGATCCTGCCGCCGCCGTTGATGTCGCCGCTGACGGTCAGCGGCCCGTTGATGGCGACCTGGCCGGTCAGGGTGATAGCCGTGGCGTCGAGCTCGATGGCACCCTCGCTGACGCGTAGGGTGCTGGCGCCTACCTTGATGCTGGCGTTGCCGGCAGGCAGGTGGATGTCGTAGCGCTTGGCCTGCCAGTCATAGGCGAGCGAGCCGCCGTCCTCGAACCGCCACACCTCCACATGGTCGCGGTTGTCCGGCGCGCTGCCGGCATTGCCGTAAAGACCCGGCACGAAAGTGCCCTGGGCCGGCTCACCGCTGGGGCTGATCAACACGCCCTGCTCGCCCAGGCTCGGTGCCCGCCAGTGACGTGCCTTACCGGCGGCCAGGCAATGCCAGCGCAACCAGGCACTGGTCCAGGCTCCATCGGATACCCGCACCCGAGCTGCGGCCAGGTCTACCGCAACAACGCGGCAAGGGATGACCAGGCTGGCCAGCATCCGGTCATGCATCGCGCTGGCGTAGCTCATGGGATGTCCTCTGCAGCGATATAGCGGTGCTCGTTGCCCGACCCGGTGTCCGGGTCGATGCCCAACATCAGCATGCCGGGCGGCTGATCAGGCCAGTGCCACTGGGGCTCGCCCAACAGCACCGGCTGCTCCCAACGGACAATCCAGTGGCCACCCTCGAACTGCGCCAGCGCATTGCGGCTGGCCTCGACAAAATCCAGGCCCCAATACTGCTGGCGCAGCAGGTCCATCAGTTGTGCGGCCAGCAGGCTTCCCTGCAGGCGTGCATCGGGGTCGCCGAGGTCGGGGGTGATATCCGCCTCGAAGGTGGTGACCAGCACCGAGCGCCCATCCCGTGGCGCGGCGTCCGCGGTCATGCGCACGATGCCATGGCGCAGCGACGGCAGGACGGTGCTGCTCTCGACATCAGAAGCGATATCGACTGACGCAAGTTCAGGAATCGCCTCACGAATCGTTGCGGTCAGGGCCGCATGCAAAGTGGCCAGTTCGCTCATTGCAATGCCTCCTATCGCTCATCGGCCTGGGGCACATCACGCAACCCCAGGCGTTTGGCCGCCCAGCGCTCGTAGAGCCCGATAGCTACGTCGGCGCCTGCCATGGCAGTCATGCAGCCAAAGGCGCTGGCGCTCCAGATCGACATGCCGCTGGCGTACAGCAGCATCACCGTCGAGACCCCGCAGACCATGCAAGCCCCGGATCGCAACGCCAGCCGGCGCACCAGCGCCCATCCTCGCGCGCCAGCCTTGTCGGCACGCCACATCTCACCGCTCAGGCCGCCCAGCAATGCCAGGACGATCACCAGCCAGAGCGGTATCTCCAGCAACGTCTGTTGCTCGTTCGTCACTGTCCTGCCTCCTGTATGAATGCCCGCCGGTGCTACCGGCGGGACGGTTGTGTATGAACTCGGCATTCCAAAAAGCCCGGGCTGCCAGGCTTTTCAGTAATGCGTTGTCGAACCGCCGGCCACATCTGGTGACGCCTGGCGGTTCCGCTTCGAATTGGTGTCTCCGACCGCGGCCACCTGCCCGCCGGATAACTGTTCGTGGTGCTTTACGCTGCACACCCGGGCCAGTTGCCAACCCTCTGAACAGTCGAGGCCTGTTCATCGCTGCCTGTGTAACAACCGGTGTCGACCGGCTTGAGACACAGATTATGCACTTATGCATATTCAGTCAATGCATAAATTCATATTTCTAACGAATAAAATTTGCTGAAATGCATGAAGGCTATGCACGACGTGGCTTGTAGGGATTTTCTGCGGACGAAAAAAAACCCGCCGAAGCGGGTTTTCTTGAAAAGGAGATGCCTCAGCGAGCGTACATGCCCCACCAGAACACATGGCCCAACAGGCTGATCTGCTCTTCCTGCATCTGCTGGAAGCTGTAGTCCTCGTCAGGGTGTTCATCGCGATTGAAGCTGCGCAAACGAATACCGGTGGGCAGACGGTAGACCTGTTTCACACGTAACTGGCCATTGTGGTTGATGGCGTAGAGGTCACCATCGATGATGTCGCCGATCGCGCATTTGCCGGTGTTGACTCCGACCGTCGCGCCATCACGCAGTACCGGCAACATACTGTTGCCGCGCACGGTCACACACTTGGCCTGGTCGAACTGGACGCCATTGTGGCGCAGGCTGCGCTTGCCGAAGCGCAGGCGGGCCTTCTCGCTTTCCTCGATGACGAATCTTCCTGATCCTGCTGCCAATTCAACCTCTCGAAGAAAAGGAACGGATACCTCGTCATCCTCGACGGGGGTTTCGTCGTCCCACAGGCTGATGTCGCTCAGGTCCGCATGGCCATGGGCCGGCTGCGCCGCCTCGCGGGACTCGCCCAGCTCGACGCGCCCGCGCAGTTGGTCGGTACTGACGCCGAAGTACTCGGCGATCTTCGACACATGCTTGTCGGACGGGTCGACGATCTTCTCGCTGAGGATGCGCGACAACGTGGATTGGGGAACGCCCGTGCGCCGGTGCAGCTCCGTCGGTGACAGGCCGTGGCGGTCGAGCAGTGCTTTGAGTACGGTGGCTACGTTGCGTTTTTGCATACCGTGCAT